TCAGAAAATGCAAATGATGGATATAACTGCCGACATTGCTGAAACTGAAACACTGCACAAAGAACACTCTAGTATTACTCAAAAGTCTAGCCAGTGGTGTATAAACCTCAGTTCCTCTGTAAGACCAATCATAACGTACTGTCTGTTTATCGAATTCGCTGCACTTACTTTGTCAGTTAATATGGGGTGGATGGATTTAATACAATACGCAACTATATGGAACAGTGAATTCCAAGCAATCTGGGCCGCAGTCGTAAGTTTCTGGTTCGGTAGCCGTAGCTTCAACAGGAAATAAATGGAGTAGCTACAATGGTATTGCATATTAATGCGTCCGGTATGGAGCTCATTAAGCACTACGAGGGATGGAGAGCGTCCCCTTACCTGTGCAGTGCGGCAAGGCCGACCATTGGCTACGGCTCTACATGGGATTGTAATGGCGATGCTGTTACCCTTGACCACGCTAATATTACGAAGAAGCAGGGCGAGTATCTGCTTCTCCGAGAAGTGCGCCATTCTGAGAAAGCAATTAGAAGACTTATCAAAGCGGAGCTAACGGAAAATATGTTCTCAAGTTTGTGTTCGTTTATATATAATGTAGGCAGTGGTAATTTCCAGAAATCTACGTTACGTATGAAGTTAAACCGTGGTCAGTATGAAAGTGCCGCCGATGAGTTCCCTAAGTGGCGTAAAGCTGGTGGCAAAGTCGTTAAGGGTTTAGTGCGTCGTAGGAAACAAGAGCGTGAGTTATTTTTACTATAGGAGAGTAGGTGATGGCTACACCACGACAAGGCAAAGCAAGAGTTAAAGTTACCGCGTCTGGTAAGAAAGTTTCTTATGGACAAGCTGGTAAGGCTAAAGGTGGTGGACCAAGAGTAAAACCCGGAACTTCAAAAGGTAATAGTTATTGTGCGAGAAGCCTAGGAATAAAGAAAGGGTTGTCTAAAAAGAAACAAAGTAACCCTAACACTCCTAACAATTTATCACGTAAGCGTTGGAAGTGTTCAGGGGCAAAGTCTAGGAAATAAAAACCCCTCACTGCAACACAACAATGAAGGGGGCTTGTAAGCACTAGACAAGTTGCACCAAGGCGAACACTTACAAATAAATATCAGAACTAGATATTTTCCGAGCAGACAGCAATTTTGTATATAACAAAAAAACTAGTCGTGACCTTTCATATAAGTTTTAAGCTTAATTAATGCTGTGTCAAACCAACGAAAGCTTAGAACGCTGGTAGCTGAAATCTCAGACACGCTATCGACATACTCAACAGTGCCATCGCTGTATCTGTAAATAATACCTGTAAGTTTTTTACTCATCGGGTTTGTCCATTAAACTTCCGTCTACAATATTTCGGCTGGCGGCTACTCGCCTTTCTATTGTTGGAACACTTGTTTTTCTTCTAGGTGGAATGCTCGGAGTTCGTTTTGGGTACAACCATTGTTTGAAGCGTTGAAATAGTTTTAACATATTATGCCTTTGTTTTCATATTTAGTGATGTAAATTTTTGACCTTTTAATAAACGAACCCACAAGTAGCAGGGAGTCAACTTGTACTCGCTGGCGGCTTTCTGCAAATCATTATACAGCAAAACGCCTGTTTCTCCCATGTTCCTAATTTTAATGCGCTCTTTGTGCATATGCTTTCGGTGTTCGTTGTATGCTTCGCGGCTTTTATGTTTAATTCTTTTGGTTTTTTCTGTCATTATGAACTATTTTTTCTAAAATAGACGTAATTTCTTCTTATCATAATAATTTCTTCTTTCTTTGCGTTTGTACGTGCTCTGTTATATAGTACAACATAATTCCAAATACTTGTAAACCGAAGGGTGTTTGAATAGTACATGGCTTTAGCTAAGTTCAAAATTCCAGGAGGTATCCAAGCGGATCGTACAGATTACAGCACTGGAGCTTTTTGGAAAAATGGTAACAGAGTGCGTTTTCAGCAAGGTCAGCCTGAACCTATAGGTGGATTTGAAAGCGACTCTGATTTTGATGCTACTCACGGAACACCCAGTAAAAGCAAGCCTTGGAGAGATTTATCAGATAATGATCTCATGGCTATCGGCACAGAGCAGTCTTTATATATTATTAAAAACGGCATTCGTTACGACATAACTCCGTTACGGGCAACAAGTTCTAACCAGAGCGACTGTTTTACTACTGCAAATGGTTCAGCAAATGTTTCTATACTTGATTCCAGCCATTTGGCACTAGTAGGAGATTGGATAAGCATTGGTTCTGCTGGGGCTGTTGGGGGTATAACTCTTGATGGACTATACCAAATTATATCTGTAACCGATGCCAATAACTATGTTGTTACCCATTCTGCCGCAGCGTCAAGTACCGCAACAGGCGGGGGTGGGGCTACAGACATATTGTACCTTTTGCCAACAGGTGATGCAGTACCAACACAGGGTCTTGGATGGGGTGCAGATACTTGGGGAACAGGGACTTGGGATACTCCAAGGACTACTTCAAACATCGCATTAGATGCGGCATTATGGTCTTTTGCTGTTTGGGGAGAAGACCTTGTAGCTTGTCGAAGAGGCGGGTTGTTGTATCACTGGGATGCCAGCGCAGGAGAAGGAACTCGTTCCGCAGTTATATCGGGTGCTCCTGCAACAAACCTGTTTGTTATGGCTTCTTCTCCAGATAGACACATCATTAGTTTTGGAGCTCATGATGGTTCTAATAGCGATCCGATGCTTATTGCATGGGCTAGTCAAGAAACTTTAACAACTTGGACGGCTGGTGCTACCAACACCGCAGGAAACCAAAGACTGCACATAGGCGACAGGCTAATTGCACAGGTGCAAACAAAAGAACAAACACTAATTTGGACTAATCAAGCCTTGTTCGGTATGGTGTTTAGTGGTCCACCTTTTATATTTACCTTTAGAACACTTGCTACAGGTTCTTCACCCCTTGGTCAAAACGCTGCTGTAGATGTGGATGGTGTTGTTTATTGGATGTCTAAAGATAATTTCCATGTGTACAACGGTCGTTCACAGATTATACCTTCACCAGTAAGAGACTTTGTGTTTAATGATTTAAATGTTTCTTTATCTCCTCTTGTTCATACAGGTTTAAATAGCCGTTTTACAGAGATTTGGTGGCACTATCCTTCATTAGATGCTGTTTCTTCTACAGATAAGTACGTCACATACAACTGGACTACAAATGAGTGGGCGACAGGAACATTGTCAAGATCTACTTGGCATGATGCTGAAAGTTGGCAAACACTTCCATTTGCATTTGATTCCAGTGGTACTTTTTTCTATCATGAAAAGGGTACTGACGCAAACAACGCGGCTATAGATTGGTCAATAGATACAGGTGTTATTGAAGTTCCTGAAGCGGGAGATGATTTATTTTTGATTGATAGGTTTATTACTGACTTTGAACAGCAAACAGGTAACGTGAATCTTACACTGTATTATAGAAGATACCCTAACTCAACTGAAAACAGTAAAACGACAGTTATCACACCAGACACGTTAAAAGCTAACAAGCGTATTCGAGGCCGTCAACTTCGTTTTGGATACAACAGTAGTGAACTAAACAGTTTTGTTAAAGTGGGTGATTTGCGCGGAGATTGGCAACTAGGAGGTAAAAGATGAGTAAAAACATAGGACCTCTTGGAACTGCGCCAGATCAATATGACCCTGCTTTTTTCAACTCCGTATTAGACCAAATAGAGCGCATACATCAAACACTAGCGCAACCCGCTGAAACAGGCTACTCTGTGACAAATTTAACGGTTACTCGTACATTAGATGCAAACTCTTCATCTGGTTCAGTAGATGGTGAATCTGTAACTGCCGTGTTGGGTACATTAATAGACGACATGAAGGCTGTTGGAATGGTTAGTAAATGAACATACGCCAAGCCACTTTATTAGATACAAGTTCCTTATTAGTGATGTTAAACACTATGCACCAAGAACCTGAGCATAAAGTAGATCAGGTGGACTGGGTTAAGGTATCTCATACGGTGGTTAATTGTATTGGTAAGGGTCTAGTTCTTATTGCTGAAACCGATAAAGGTGAATTCGCTGGTTCCATAGGTGGGGATATAAGTACCGAATGGTACTCTTCTGCTCCTTTATTAGGTGATTATTGGTATTATGTATTACCAGATCACAGAGTAAGTCCAGCGGCGTTTCAACTTATGAAACACTTTGAAAAACTAACCGAAATGAATGTTAAAGTTGGTCACGTATTAGGTGATGATGTTGAAAGAAAAGATAATCTTTTTGAAAAACTAGGGTTCTTTAAAAGCGGCTCCCTCTATAGAAAGGATCAAGCCAATGGGCGGTCTATGTAGTTCTGACACTGTAAACACTCCTTCTTCCACGAGTACAGTTAGTAACACTAGTATTCCAACGTATGTTTCTGAAGGTGGAGAAAGACTTTTTAAGCAAGCTTCGGCTTTAGCAGAGCGGCCTTTTGAAGCGTACACTGGACCGAGAGTTGCTGATTTTACTCCTGATACCCAGTCTGCGTTTGCGGGGGTTCGCGCTAATCAAGGCGCATATCAACCTCAACTAAATGAAGCGGGTGCTTTAACAACACAAGCCGGAAAATCTTTTGATCAAGCCGCTTATGAACAGTATGCAAACCCGTTTCAACAGAATGTTACTGATATGGCGGGAAGAGAAATGAACCGCCAGTACGATCAAGCATTACTTGGTCAAAACGCTCAAGCTCAGCAAGCAGGAGCTTTTGGTGGTTCTAGGCATGGTATTTTAAATGCTGAAAACGAACGTAACCGTATGCAAAACATGGCTGATTTACAGTTTCGTGGTGCTCAACAAGGTTTTCAAAACGCTCAACAAATGTTTGGAACTGACCAAGCTCGGGCGCTTCAAGCAGGAAGTCAAGCAGGTCAACTGGGTTCTTTACAAAGTCAAATGGGCTATCAAGACGCCCAAGCATTGCAAGGTATCGGGTCGCAACAACAGGCGCTAGAGCAACAAAGTGTTGATGCTGCTTATGGAGACTATCTTGAACAGCGTGAATACCCTTTCCGACAAACTAACTTTGCGTTAGGTGCTTTGAGGGGTACTCCTTATGAAACAAGAACAACTTCTACGGGGTCAGGCACAAGTACTAAACTCGCGCCTTCTATACTTGGTCAAGCGGGTGGTGCTTTAGGCGCACTCGGTGGATTTGCACGTGGATAAAACAAAGTAGGTAACTAGCAATGGCAGCTTTAACAGATTTTTCTCGAGAAAGTCAAATCGATCCTCGTAGAAATTTACAATATCATGATTCTATATTGAGAGACAAAAATCCAAGACATCAATTTGGACCTACTCCTCGTATTAAACCTCCTGGAACCTATAACTATGGGAATAACCAACAAGGAGGTTTAACAGAACTTGGTGGTGGAACAGGCGGTGGATTCGGAACACTGGGCTCTAATCTCCCTACAGCCGCACCTGTTATGACACCAACTGCTCCGAGCAATCCTGTTTCTGAAGCTCTTCAAAACAATCCGTTTTTGCCACCAATGGAAAAAGCTCCTTATTTAGATGGAGGTGATCCAACGAGTCGAGGTTTGCAAGTAGGTGGAGCGGCTATGATGCAATCAGCATCAAAACCAGGACAGACTTTTTTAGGATCATTAGGCGCTGGATTAACCGCTGCATTAGCAGATAATGATGCTAGGAAATCTGCTTTTGATAAAAAGGAAATGGCTAGAGATCTTCTTGGTTATAAAAAGAAAGTAGCAGGTCTCACTGGTCTTAGTGAAGTTGAAAAACTTATAAGAGCTCGTGATAGAGAGCCGAAAGGCAGTGAAAGATATACTCAAATAGACAATATTATAAATAAAAAAGGTAGCGCGTCTAGCACTACTACAGAACTATCTAAATTGATGAAACAGGAGTCAGAAATAGAAGCGTTACCTCAAACTCCTAAAACTAGACGCAACCTTACTGTTATTAGAGATAGACTTAAAAAATTAACTACGCCAGGAAAAGACCCTCTACTCGAATATTTGAGATTAGATAAAACAGGTGAAAGTGCGTTTG